GGCCAAGACTCAACCTTTGGAGGAAATAAAACAAGCGGGTCAGCTTATGCTCCTGACGCTAGCGGTATCGGTGATTTTTATTATACTCCTCCTAGTGGTGCTAAAGCACTATGCACAGCCAATCTTCCTGACTTCACTCCTAATGTTGCTGATGATAATCCAGAAGATTTCTTCAAGTGTGTGTCTTGGACGGGTAACAGCACTGATAACAGACAGATAACTATTGGGTTTCAGCCGGATTTAATTTGGAATAAACGTAGAAATGTTGCCTCTACGGATAATCAATTACATGATTCGGTAAGAGGAATCACTAAAGTTTTAAGATCTAACACAACTGGCGCTGAAAATACAGAATCTACTGCTGTTAAAACAGTTAATTCAACTGGGTTCACAATTGGCACAGATAATAATATTAATAATCCTAATACTACTAATTATGTAGCTTGGTGCTTCCGTGCCGGTGGTTCGCCAAGTGGAGCAACATCAGCTACTGGGTCTGCTAAACGAATAAATAGTAGTGGCACACAAGACCATACTAGTTGTGAAGCGATACGAAATGACGCATTGGGGGGCAGTAGTAATCCTAGTGAGGATACAGCAAATCATATGTATACTCCTTCAGCGATGTCGATTAATCAACAGTCAGGCTTTTCAATTTTAACGTACCAAGGACACGGGACTAACACTTACCGCAGAATACCACATGGGCTGAATAAAAAACCAGATTTTGCAATTTTCAAGCAACTTACGGACAGTGGGTATTCTTGGCGAGTTTATCATAAATCTATTGGTGCGACTCACTCATTAATACTGGATTCAGCTGCTGCTGCAGCAGATCGTATTTACGATTGGAATGACACTGAACCGACTAATAAATATTTTACAGTTAATAATGATGGGGCGTTGCAGCTAGACGGTAAAAATTTCGTAGCATATATTTGGACAGAAATTCCCGGCTACAGTTTATTTTCATCGTATGTTGGCAACGGTTCAGCTACAGCAGGGCCGTTCATTGCAACCGGATTTAAGCCAGCATGGGTGTTGGTGAAACGAACTACGGACGGTACAAATAGCTGGGAAATTAGAGATAATGCTAGAGATACTTTTAATTCAGCAGATAATAGACTTTTCCCAGATTCGTCATTAGCAGAAGACCCAGATAATGAAGGTATCGATTTTTTATCTAATGGGTTCCGTATAATGAATTCTGGGGGTGGTTGCAATACTGATGAGAAAACTTATGTATTCGCAGCATTTGCAGAAATTCCCCAAAAATATGCAGTCGCTAGATAATATAATATAGTAAAAGGAAAATAAAACTATGTGGAAATATAAAGACAGAGTAATTCAAGTAGGACGTTCTTGGGTTGATGATGAAGGCACTCAATGGCCTTGGTCATGGAATAGAATGTCTGATGAAGACAAAGCAGGAGTAGGTCTTGTATGGGAAGAACCACCAGCTCCTCCTGCAGCTTATGATTCTAGATTTTACTATTCAGCAGATAATCCAAAACCATTAGCAGATGTAAATGTAGTTGATAAAGATGGAAATCCTGTTATGGATATAGACGGAAATCAAATGGTTCAGCATGGACTAAAGTATAATGCAATTGAAAACACAAAACAATCAGCTCATAACATGCTTGCAAAGTATGATTGGTATGCAATCAAGGAAGCAGAAACAAGTGAGGCAATGCCAGAGTCTGTTGCAACATATCGTACAGCTGTAAGAAGTGCATCTAATACCATTGAACAATCTATCACAGCTGCGGCAGATTTGGATGCCTTCATGGCACTATATGATGCCCCCGTAGACAGTGATGGAAATCCCACTGGAAATGCACCAATTAATGATTGGCCTACTGAACCAACAGTATAAATATTATACAAATAACAACAATGGAATCAATAAATGGATAGCAGCAATTATCTTGGTGCATCACCGGCATATGGAATATTTCAAAGACAAGTTTTAGCTGGTGATGGGTCAACAACATTATACGATTTAGATTATACTGTAAGCACTTCTACACAATTGCTTGTTTCTATTGATGGTGTTATTCAAGAGCCTGAATATTCATACTCAATCACGTTTGGAAGTTCCACAAGTAAAATAAACTTTTCTGAAGCCCCTGACAATGAAAGTAGAATTTTTATTACATACATGGGCAGACAACTTCTTACATCAACTACAGCACTTTCTTCTCCACATATTGATGCTGCTGATTCTACTAAATCACATCCAGCAGATTTTATAGGAAACGGTTCTACTACTGCATTTACATTAACAAGAACACCTTCTGTAGCTGGTGCTGTAAATATGATTGTTTTTGTGAATGGAACTTTTCAAGTATATGGTGCATCAAATGATTATACAGTTTCTGGTGAAACATTAACATTTAATTCTGCTCCTGCAAATAGTGCAAAAATTACTGCTATACAACTTGCAGAATCAAACAATGTAATTGACACTGTTACTGATGGAAGTATTACAAATACAAAACTTTCTCTTTCTAATGATGGAATTCCTACTTCAAAAATTGATTTTACTTATAGTACAGCATCAAATTCTTTACTTTCTCCATCAAATTTTAATGGTTCTAATCAAACTACGATACTAGCAGGGCATTCAGCTGACTCAATTCTTGTGTTTTATAATGGTGTGTGTTTATTGCCCGGCGGAGATACATCAACAAATGACTATTCAGTTTCTGTAACAACATTAACTTTACATTTTACACCAGTAGCAAATTCAAATATAATGGTAAGATACTTACCAGTTTAAGGAATAATAATGGCCACTACACGTTCAAAAATTGTAGCAGAATTAATCGGAACTGCTGGAACTATTGATACAGCAAAATTAACAGGTTCTATTTCAGCAGATAAATTAGCGCCTGGAGCAGGAGGAACAGATTGGGCACATACAGATAGAATACAATCTAGTGATTTTAATGCTGCTTCAAACAAAGGATATTATGTAAACACATCTTCTGCATTAGTGACGGTTACACTTCCTTCAACTCCTTCTAATGGTGATATTGTTTCATTAGTAGATGTTACTGCAACAGCAGATACAAATAAAATTCTTATTAATCCAAATGGAAATAAATTAAATGGTGCGGCTTTTGATTTAGAAATTACATCAGAAAGGTCTGGTCTTCAATTAACATATTCTGGGTCAACCTATGGATGGATTGCAACAGAAACAGCAAATGAAACAAGCACACAAATTCTTTTAGTAACAAATCCTATCATTACTTCTTTTGCAAACAGTGTGGGAGAACAATATTTCCAAGCTGATGGAAATACTATTACTATCACAGGAAGAAATTTTAAATCAAGTCCTGCTGCCACAGTAACATTTACATCTGTTGATGGTGATACATATGCTGGTACTAATGTTAATGTTGCTAGTGATACAAGTATTACTGTAGATATTCCTTCTCCTATGACAGCAGATACAAATACTGATGATGACCAAGACCCATTCACTATTACAGTAACAAACTCTTCACCAACTAAAGCATCTTTAGCAGCAACAGGATTAGAATGGCTTCCTACTCCTACATTTTCAGTTAATGGTACAACTGGAGGAACTAATTTTGGAAGATTTCTTCGTGGTGATGCAATAAGCAGTCTTATACTGAATGGAAGTCCAGTGGCTGTATCTGCCACAAGTTTAGATTCAGATGATGCAGTTACAATTGCAACAAGCCCACAAACAGGAACACTTCCAGCTGGAATATCTATATCATCTAGTGGAACATTTAGTGGCACATTAACTGGGCCTGCGGCAGGAAAAACATCACATACATTTACTCTTAGAGCAACAGCAGTTTCTGGTTCAGAATCATTAACTGCTGATAGTCCTTCATATACAATAGATGCATTTGGAACAAGAGTAGAATCTGTTTCTCCAACTATTTTTGATGGTTCAACTGGATTTGAATTCACAATTACTGGAAAAGGATTTAATGGTTCTCCTGCTGTTAAAACTGCGGGCAATGGAGGAGTTAAGTTTGTTGGAACTGGTTCTGGCAATTCATTCACACAAAATGCACAATCAATTACTGTTGATAGTGACACACAAATGACTGTCACAACATCAGCAAATATTTCACCAACTGATGTAGGCTCCGGATTAGATATACATGTTACACTTGATAATGATGATCTCTTTAAATTATCACATGAATCAAGTCCTGTTTTAATTACTGCACCTCTTGGAATTACAGCAGGAACTCCTACAACATTAACTAATACGATTACAAGTGCTCTAAGAGGTCAAGCACTTACTGGTACAGATTTTGTAATACCAGCTGCTACAGACGCAAATGGTGGTTCAATTGCAAGTTATGCATTAAACACTGCATTTTCGGCAACAAGTGGAGCTGATATTAGTTGGCTAAGTTTTAATCCTTCAAATAGGCAGATTACTGGTACTGTTCCATCATCATATATAACAGGCGGCGGTTCAATTACTGTACCAATTAGAATAACAGATAATGCAGGAAATACACTTGACCTAGATTACACAATTACAGTTGATGGTCAAGGGTTCTCATATCCATTAGGTATCACACATTCTGCAATGTTTGATGGAAGTAGTTATTTAAATAATACTTTTGTTGGTGGTGCTAGTAATCGTACCACATGGACATATAGCGCTTGGATAAAGAAAAATGCTAATGATACGTTTCACGGTATATTTTCCTCTTCTGATCCTACCAATAATAATAATGGTCATGGATTTTACATTGGAATAGAGCCAAATAATAAAATAAGAATTATAGATACTCAAACCTCTAATTCTATGGATATGTACACAACACAATTATTTAGAGACACTAGTAGTTGGTATCATATTGTTCTAAAGTTTAATACAACATCATCACCTACATTAGAACTCTATGTTAATGGTTCTCCAGTGACATCATTTTCAACTTCTACATACCCAACTGCAAGCGCTTCATACTCTGTAAATAACACATGGAACCATCTCATAGGTGCTAAAACATATAATGGAGCAATAAATGGATATTCCAATGCTTATATGGCAAACATAGACTTTATTGATGGTCAAGGACTTTCTGCTGATTATTTTGGAAAGACACAAGATGGTGTTTGGGTAGCAAAGACATTTAATGGTCAAGATAATGCAAGTGGTACAGCAACAAATGATTATGGAACAAACGGATTTAAGTTAGCATTCGCAGATTCTAGTGATTTAGGAAAAGATACAGCTCCATTGACAACTGGCTCAGGTAATAAACATACAGCAGCAAATAATTGGACTAACAACTGATAAATAGTATATAGAAAAAAACTTTTACTTTATAATAGGAAAAGAAAAAAGACATGGCAGTAAAACAAAGACTTGATACTCCTACAAATAATTTTGCAACTTTGAATCCTTTATTTATCAATGGTACTGAAACAACGAATGCAACCTCATCTCTGAGTCTGTCAGAAGGGAATTTAAAGCTTACCGCTGATTCTAATTACTCTCTTGCCAACGGTACTTTCACAATGCGTACTGGAAAATGGTATTGGGAGACATACATTAATACCAGTGTTAATTTTCCTATGACCGGAATTACACATGGCACAAGCACAGCAGAAAACTCTTATGTTGGTTATGATCCTAATGGTAATGTAAAAGGAATTAGTTACTCCGGTGATGGGACTTTTTATGGTGATTCTAATGGTGATGGAACACATGCAGCAAATAACACAGCAACAGGTCTATCGACTTATACCACTGGTGATATTATTGGATGTTTTTTTGATGCTGATATAGGATCACTAAAGTTCTTTAAAAATGGAACACTGATTCGCACTGAATCGGGTATTAACAGACATGATTGGCATCCAGCAACCAGCGCATATAATAGTGGTATTAACACAGTAAATTTCGGCCAAGACTCAACTTTTAACGGTGGTAAAATCCCAACAAAAGTATACACTGATGCAAGAGGATTAGGAAGATTTTACTATCAGCCTCCAGAAGGAGCACTTGCACTTTGTACTGCAAATCTTGGAGCATCATCTTACAAATCAGCTCCAACATCATACGTTTCTGATGAAACAAACACAAAGACTTTAACATACAACGGAAACGTAGAACAAGTTCCTTATTCTCCATATGCGACTGATGGGTATAGTATGCACGGTATAGCAACTACTGGTCTTAGTTTTGGTAGTGTATCAGATTTCAAATATTTACATGATAATACGGATCAATCATATTCAATATCATGTTGGGTATATAGAACAGCTGGTGATGTTGCACAAGCTTTAGTAGATACTTGCAATTTTACATCGGGAGGTCATGGAGTTTCTTTTTCTATTGAAGCAAATAATAAAGTTTTTTTTCAAATTAACAAAGGCTCAGGTGGTAATGCCGTTGCAGCTACGGGTTCCAATGAAACTCTTCCTTTAAATAAATGGACTCATATTTCAGTATTGCATAATGGGACTATTACTTCTGGAAATAATGTAGTATCAATGTATATAAATGGTGTTGAAGTAACATATTCTACCAGAACCTATGACCATACTAATTCTTCTAATAACAGCAGCACATCATTACATGTTGGAATTAGGTCAGGTGTAAACTTAGGATTCACAGGATACATTGCAGATTTAGCAATAATGAAAAATGTAACTTCTAGTAATTCTGTAGCTCAATCAAGTAAAATAACATCATCAACTCATGCAGATATAGACTTTTTGTTGTCTGTAGATTCTATCGGATTTAAAGATTCTTCATCTAGTCCAAAAACTGTTACAACTGTTGGTACTCCTTCAATAGAAGCATGGAGCCCATACACAACAGACGCAATTGAATTCGGAACAGAATACAGAACACCAGAAACTGCACATGAAATAGGAAGTTTTGATTTTACTACTAGCGGTGACAAATATTTTTATATAAAACCTAGTGCAGATTTTGTATGGGATACCAATGATTTTACAATAGAATTTTGGTTATATCAAATTTCTGATACATATACAATGTATTGGAATAGGGGTAGAGGATCTGGACAAAGAGATGAAACAATGGCATATGAATCAGTAGCAGCTAATAAATTTTCATATATAACTTATAATGGCAGCACTCAAGTAACAACTTTGACATCAAATACAGATCTTCCTCTTAATTCTTGGAATCATATTGCAATAGTTTACGATCATGACCATCCAAGTAAAAAACACATACTTTATCAAAATGGTCTTGAAGTTGCATCTAGTGACACTGTATCTGACATAACAATAACAAACTATGGTGCCACCGGCAGTGGGCCCACCGGCAGTTCCCTAACTAATCCTAATATACGATGGGGTAAAGCTGAGACAAGCACTTATTATCCTTATTTTAAAATGACAGACCTTAGAGTTGTAAAAGGTGTTGCTGCATACACAGGAAACTTTACTCCTCCAATTTCTGAATTATCTACAACACAAAGTTCTGGATCAGGCAAAGCCACTGTTAGTGCATCTGATACCAAACTTCTTCTTCAGCCATACAAGTCATATGATGCAGACAATTTATTGACTTCTAATTTTTCTTTTGATGGAGACACTTCAACAAAAAGAAATAAAGTAATGTTAGATGATGAGCATTCTTCAGTTGGGCCAAGTAAAATTAAAATAGTAGATGAATCACCATATAAATCTGGTGGAAACGGTTCATTTCTTTTATCAAACAACAGAGACAGAATATCAGTTGGGCCTAATTCAGATTTAGATTTGGGGTCAGATCCTTTTACAATAGAAATGTGGTTAAAACCATCAACAACAACTGGTGATGGCACAGAAAGATTTTTAGTATCAAAATGGAGTAGTGGTAATGCATTTAGAATTTCATATGATGCAAATGCTTCTTCTGGGTCAATAATAGTTTATACAGGCACAACTGCAACAGCAACTTTTACATCTGCTTTATTACCCATAGGTAACTGGACTCATTTTGCTCTTGTTAGAGGACATGAAAATATATCTACAATCAAATTGTATTATAATGGAAATTTAATATCATCCCAAACTCTTGGAATTGGAACTGGAGCATTTGGAACTGGAAATGCTGCTGACAAATTTGAAATAGGAAATGTTACACAAGATAATGATAAAGGATATTTCGGATTAATTACAGATTTTAGATATGCAAAAACAGCCGTATATGTTGGAAACTTTAATCCTCCTTATGCTCCACTAACAACAACAGGTGGAACATATGCGAGTTCAACAAATATAAGTAATCCTTCATCAGCTCAAACAGTTTTATTTCTTCAGCCAGGAGCTCTTGCAAGTAATGACCCAGCAAAGAAACCTTTTAAACACTTTAAGCCAGTTAAATATGTTGGCACTGAAGCTGATGGAAATACAGTAACGGGTGTTGGATTTAAATCAGATTTAATTTGGATTAAAGATAGAGATTCTTCATCTCAACATGTTTGGATAGACTCCGTAAGAGGGCATAATAAAGAAATATTTTCTTCACTCACAAATGCAGAAACAACTGATGCTAATAGAGGAGGATCATATAAATCTGCATTAAGTGTAATTAATACAGATGGTTTTGTATTAAATTCTAATGTTGGCCCAACTGGAAGCACAAATGCTGTTAATAAAAAACATATAGCTTGGTGCTGGAAAGCAGGAGGCTCAACTCCAAGTAAAACTTATTATGTGAAAGTATCAGGAGGAAAGTATCAATTTTTTGGTGATGTTAGTAATAGTGGAGGCCCAGCTAATGCTCCAACATTAAGTCTTCAAGAAGGTGGAACATATACTTTTGACCAATCAGATTCTTCTAACGGTTTAAGTAATACTCACCCTTTAAGATTTGCAACTGCTGCAGATGCAGCAGGAAGCACTCAGTATACAACAAATGTTTCTTATAGTGGAACGCCAGGAACTGATGGTGCATATGTTAGAATTACAGTTGCAGCAAGTGCTCCTACACTATATTATTATTGTACAAATCACTCTGGAATGGGCGGACAAATAAACACAACCACAACTCACGGTCAAACAGAATTTGGTGGTTCAATTATTCCGATTGTTTCTGCAAACAAAGAAGCAGGGTTTAGTATAGCTAAGTATACAGGCACAAATGTTTCTTCTACTATGGGTCATGGTCTATCTAAAGCACCAGAGGTGATTTTACTTAAAAATCTTGATTCAGCAGATCAGTGGGTAGTTTATCATAAAAGTGTGGCATCAGATGCTGAAACAGATTATTTAGTATTAAACACAACTGCTGCTGCAGTTGATGCGACAATTTGGAATGATACTGCACCAACTAACCAAGTATTTAGTATTGGTACTGGTGGGAGTGTTAGTGAACCCAGCGAAAACTTCATAGCATATTGTTGGCACTCAGTGCCTGGCTACTCTTCAATTGGCTCGTATGAAGGCAATGCTAATGCAGACGGGCCCTTTATTTATACCGGATTCAGACCTGCATGGTTTATGGTTAAAAATGCTGATGATGGTACTACTTCTAGTGGCCCATCATGGGATATATACGATAGTGCCAGAGAACCCAATAATGATGGTGCTTTTAATTCATTATCTGCTAATAGTAGTGGCACAGAAGGACACAGACCATTAGATTTTTTATCTAATGGAATTAAAATCAGAGAACCTTCTTCTTGGAATTTGAATGCTGCTAATACTTACATCTACATTGCATTTGCTGAAGCACCAGTAAACTTTTCTAATGCTCGCTAATATTTCATTTCTTTTCAAAATCAAATCCTTATAAATATAAATACATTTATAAGGATTTTCTTTTATGGCAGCTGTATCAAATATATTCATAGACCAAGGAGCAGATTTTACAACTACAATGGAAATAGCTGATACTAATGAATTGGCTTTAAATCTCACTGGTTATACTGTTCTTGCTCAGATTCGCAAAACATACAGCTCCACAACTTCAACAAGTTTTACCACAGCAATTGATTCAAATCCAGCAACAGGAAAAATAACAATTTCTTTATCTGATGTTCAAACAACAGCATTAGAAGAAGGAAGATATGTTTATGATGTGGTCATAACAAACACAAATTCAAATGATTATAAAACTAGAGTTGTTGAAGGAATTGCAACAGTTATGCCTAGTGTAACAAGGAGTTGATAATATATGGCAGTAGCAGCAGACAAACCTAGAGTTGTTCGTGTAACTGTGCCTGGAATTCAAGGGCCACAGGGGCCAACTGGCCCTGCTGGTTCTCTTGAATTGTCTGGACAGATTAATAATTCTTCTGATATTGACGTTTCTGCTCTCGCAGACGGTGCAATTTTACAGTATTCATCCAACAGTGTAAAGTGGGTAGCAAAAAATGACATAGACACTGTATCTGGAACTTTGAAACTAAATGGCGGAACATATTAACCTTTTAATAACAATAAAATAGGAAAGAACAAATGGCCACAGTTATTCAAATTAAACGAACCGTAGGAGGCAATTTACCTACTCATAATAGTGGAACTTTAAGTGCAGGTGAGTTGGCATATGTTTATGATACTAATGATGCTTCGCCTGGAAATGGTGGTGCTGGAAAAAAACTTTATATAGGACATAGAGGTGGAAGTGGAACGGAAACTCCACATGTAATTGGTGGTGAATATTTTACGAATATGTTAGACCATACAAACGGTACACTTACTGCAAGTTCAGCTATTCTTACTGATGCAAACAAAAAAGTTGACAATTTAAAAGTTGATGTGATGGATTTTGATGGTAGCACAATTGCCACTGAATCTGGAAATGGATTGACACTTAATCCTGCAACAAGTGTAAGTATTAAAGGACAGTATACACTTCCAACAACAGATGGTACTGTTGGTCAAGCAATCATGACAGACGGAAGTGGTGCAACAACATTTCAAACAATTGGTACAAATTTAACAATTAAAGGTGATGCTTCAACTACAGATTCAATTGCACTATTAACAGAAACACTTGCTGTTGAAGGAGATGCGGCAACAGGTATTGCAACAACTGTTGGTGCTAATAAAATTACAGTTTCTGGAACTAATGCATCTACTACTGCAAAAGGTGTTGCAAAATTTGCAGCAGCTGACTTTGCAGTTTCAGCAGAAGGAGAAGTAACCCTTAATCAAACAGCTCTAGAAGAAAGTGTAGAAGATTATGTAGATGGTCTGATTGTAGGTGGAACAGGTATTTCCTCAACATATGTTGATGAGCCTGGAAGTGGTGGTGCAACATTAACAATTTCTGGAACTGATGCAACAACAACAGCAAAAGGTATTGCATCTTTTGCTACTGCTGATTTTGCAGTATCAGCTGGAGCAGTTACTATTAAAGATAGTGGTGTTACAAATACACAATTAGCTGGTGCAATTGCAAACGGTAAACTTTCAAATTCTACTATTACACTTTCTGATGGTTCAGCAACAAATGCTGTAGATTTAGGTGATACACTTACTGTTTCTGGTGGAGAAGGTATTGATACATCAGTTTCTGGTGATACACTAACAATCTCTGGTGAACTTGCAACAACAACTAATAAAGGTGTTGCATCTTTTGATTCATCTGATTTTGATGTTACTGGTGGTGTTGTGACAATTAAATCAACTGGTATTCTTGCTGCACAAATTTCAAATAATGCAGTAACTACTGATAAAATTGCAAATGATGCTGTTACTCTTGATAAAATTGCAGATGCTGTAACAAAGACAACATTAGGAACTACTGACCTTACATTAGGTTCTACTTCTACTACTGTTGCTGGATTAACTTCTGTGGCTGTTGGAACTCTTACTGTTACAACTAATAATATTGCAACATCTTCTGGAAATCTTGTACTTAATCCTACTGGAAACATTAGTGCAAATTCAAATAGAATTGTTGACGTTTCAAATCCAACAGCTGCAAATGATGCATCAAATAAAACCTATGTTGATTCTGTTGCACAAGGTCTTGCAATTAAAAATGCTTGTGCTGCTGCAACTACTGCTGATTTGAGTGGTACATATAATAATGGAACTAATGGAGTTGGAGCAACGATTACAATTGCAGCTGATAGTATTGCAGTATTAGATGCTGTTAATTTACAAGTTGCCAATACTGGTACTGGTTTTCTTGGAGACAGAGTTTTAGTAAAAGATCAGACAAATCTAGCTGAAAATGGTATTTATCATTATACAAATACAACTACTTTAACAAGAGCATCAGATGCAGATACAACAGCTGAACTGACTGCTGGAACATTCTTCTTTGTTCAAAGTGGAACTCTTGCAGGAGATAATGGTTTTGTACAAACAGAAATTGTTAATAATATTGGCTCAGGTGCTAATAGTAATATTAAATACACACAATTTTCTGGTGCAGGACAAATTGTTGCTGGTGCAGCTATTACCAAAACAGGTAATCAATTAGACATTGGTGTGGATGGTTCATCTATTGAAGTTACTGCTGATGCATTAAATGTAAAAGCACTTGGTATTACAAATGCTATGCTTGCAGGTTCAATCGCAAACGCAAAACTTGCAAATAGTTCTGTAACAATTAACTCTCAAAGTTTAGCACTTGGTGCAAGTCTAACATTAAATGCAGACAACATTGCAGAAGCAAGTTCACCAACTAATCAATATTTTACAGACGCAAGAGCACGTAGTGCAGTTAGTGTTGGTGCGAGCACAGGTTTAGCTTATGTTTCATCAACTGGTGTGATTAGTGGTGTTGATGCTACAGTGACAACAAAAGGTGTTGCATCGTTTGATACAGCTAACTTTACTGTAACTTCTGGTGCTGTAAGTGTGACTCAACTTGATGGTGGAACATACGGTTCTTAATCTATAAAGTGAGATAATCTAATGGCCACTGTAATAAAACCAAAACGGTCTGAAACTGGTTCAAGTGTTCCTGCCTCTAGTGATTTAGAGGTAGGGGAATTTGCAGTTAATACAGCAGACAAAGCAATTTATATGAAAGACAGCAGTAATGCTGTGGTTACTGTTGCTAACTTTGTTGTGCCTGGTTCAGACCCATCATATTTAATTAAAAATAACAATCTTTCAGATGTAGACGCTGCAACTGCAAGAACAAATTTAGACGTAGACTCAAAGGCAGAAGTAACTACAAAAGCAGCAGATAGTGGAATTATTTTTGCAATTGCTTTAGGATAAACATGGCTATACCAACTACAAGAACTGAATTTAAAGAATACTGTTTAAGGTCTTTGGGTAAGCCTGTTATTGATGTGAATGTTGACCCAGACCAAGTGGAAGACAGAATTGACCAAGCTTTACAATATTTTACACAATATCATTATAATGCAACTGAAAGGGTATATTTAAAATATCAAATTACTCAAGCTGATATTGACCGAGCACGTTCTGACAATTCTCTTGCATCTGTAACAGATATAGATGGTTCAACATCTGCTGTATGGAAAGAAGCAAAAAATTATATTCCTGTTCCTTCTTCAATTATTTCAGTAATAAAGGTATTTGATTTTACAAATACTGGAACTATGAATATGTTTGATACAAGGTATCAATTGAGATTGAATGATTTGTATGATTTTTCTTCTACAGCTATTGTACATTATGAAATGACTATGAATCATTTGGAGCTATTAAATAATATTTTAGTTGGACAGAAGCAAATTAGACACAATCAACATCAAAACAGACTTTATGTTGATATGGATTGGAGTGATAGTATTACGGTAAATGAGTATTTGGTAATTGAAGCTATTCGTAAATTAGACCCAAATACTTATACAAATGTTTGGGATGATACTTTCTTAAAAAAATATGCAACACAACTAATTAAAATGCAATGGGGTTCAAATCTAATTAAATTTAATGGTGTTCAAATGTTAGGTGGAGTAACAATAAATGGTGAAGCAATTTATCAACAAGCACAAGAAGCTATTGATAAATTAGAAGAACAAATGCAACTGGCATATGAACTTCCACCAGAAATAATGATGGGGTAATTATATGCCCACTTCAGTTTATTTTAACACTGGTACACAAAGAGAACAACTTCTTTATGAAGATTTAATTATTGAACAACTTAGAGCCTTTGGTCAAGATGTATATTACATTCCTAGAACAATCGTAGATAAAGATGTTATCTTTGATGAAGATGCTCTTTCACAATTTAATGATGCATATCTTATAGAAATGTATGTTGAAAATGTTGAAGGATATGAAGGTGAAAAAGAATTGATGACCAAGTTTGGTCTTGATATGAAAGATGAAGTAACTTTTGTTGTATCTAAAAGAAGATGGGAACAGTTTATTGGAAATAGTGCAAACTATGCAGAATCTGGTAGGCCCAATGAAGGTGACTTAGTTTATTTCCCTTTATCAAAAAAGATTTTTGAAATTGGTTTTGTTGACCATGATGAACCCTTTTATCAAATAGCTAGTTTACCTACTTATAAGTTACGATGCCGAACATTTGAGTATAGTTCTGAAGAATTTGATACGAATATTGCTGAAATTGATATTATTGAAGATACATATTCATTTAATGCATTAAATTTCCAGATAGCTTTAGAAAGTGGAACTATAGATGATGGTACTGGAAATCTTGATTTGAGAGGAAGTATTGTGCTAGAAAATTCAGAATTTGGATATGGTTATGTATCATATATATTAACAGAAGATATATTTACACAAATTGATAAAACAGCACCACTTTCTCAAAATACAGATTTTGATTTAGAAAATAATAATATATTGGATTTTTCAGAATCCAATCCTTTTGGAGATGTTAAATGATAGGCAATCACTTTTACCATGAAACAACAAGAGATGTTGTTGTTGCTTTTGGTAGTATTTTTAATAATATATTTTTAGTAAGACAAAATTCAGATGGTTCTACTTCTCAAACACTAAAAGTTCCTCTTGCATATGGCCCAAAACAAAAATGGTTGACAAGACTTACTCAAGATCCTAATTTAAATAAAGCTCCTGCTATTACTCTTCCTAGACTTGGTTTTGAAATTGTTGGTTTAGAATACGATCAAGATCGTAAAATGAATCGTGCAATTAAAGTCAAGAAAACTACAAATACAAAAGCAACCAATGAACTTGCATCATCTTATATGCCTGTTCCATATAATATTAATTTTGAATTATATGCAATGTCTAAAAATTCAGATGATGCTTTACAAATTGTAGAACAAATTCTTCCTTTCTTTCAGCCTGAATATAGTGTAACACTCAAAGAAAGACCAGAACTAGGAATAGTAAGAGATGTTCCAATTATTCTAAATGATATTCAATATGAAGATGACTATGAAGGAGAATTTCTATCTCGCAGAGCTATTATATACACTCTAAATTTCACAGTCAAGTTTTTTCTTTACGGCCCAGTTCAATCTCAGAAAGTTATCAAGTCTGTGCAAGTCGATCAATATACAGATATGCCTTCTGTTGCTGTTTCAAGAGAACAAAGATATTCTGCAACACCAAAACCATCTACAGCTACATATGATGATACTGATGATTTTGGATTTAATGAAACAGTTTCTTTCTTTGAAGATAGTAAAAAGTTTAATCCTGTTACTGGTAATGATGAATGAAAGGTTATGAAGTTCTTGATGAAGTTTTAGGAATAACTGATGTAGTAGAAAAATCAACAGAAGTTGTTTCTAAAACTCCTAAAAAAGATAATGTTCCAAGTAAAATAAATAATGAAGATGTAGACAATGATTATAAATATCAGAGAGAAAACTATTACACTCTAATTGAACGTGGTCAAGATGCAATTGAAGGTATTCTTGATATTGCAAAAGAATCAGAGCATCCAAGAGCATATGAAGTTGCTGGTAATTTAATTAAGAATGTAGCTGATACTACAGAAAAACTTATTGTTCTTCAAGAAAAAATGAAAAAACTAAAAGAAGAATCAAACACAGGCCCAAGAAAAGTAACAAATGCACTGTTTGTTGGAAGCACAGCAGACTTACAAAAATTACTAAAGGATAATAATAAAGATGCCGTTAACTAGAATCAAACTTACTGCCTTTGCTG